CATTGTTTTCAATAACGAAATCAAACTCTTCCTTTGCCCAAGCGTATTCTGAACTGTGTATGTCTTTTGGTTCTATGTTGCCCTCTGTGTAATCAACGAACCAGTCGGGATCTTGTCCTCTTTTTACGAGTATGATCTTGCCACCACGTTCTCTGATCTGTTTCACTTCATTAGGAAATCTTACATCTGCAATGACTGTTTTTTGGCCTTTATATCTGCCTATGCAACTGTCCACCCATATTCCGTCGTACATCTGTCCACGCATGACTTCTGTTCCAAAGTACTGCAACACCCATCTTGGGGTTGTTGGCTTGCCAAACTTTTCACTCCAGAAAGCATCTGGCTGTTCTCTCCATTGCCTGCTGGCGTCAGTGTCACCCTCTAATAAATTTCTATCCCAATTGAACATTGATGCCACGGCATCTTTGAGACTCTTGGCGAAACTGTCTTTTTGATATCCGTGTCGTTCCACTAGCCTGTCAGACACAGTGCCTTTGCCAGAACCTATTAATCCTACTACACCTATCAGCATAGTATTATTATACTATTTTTTTAGACGTTTTTCAATCTCTTTGATTGCTTTTCTCACGGATCTCAATATTGATGCTCTCAGGGTTTTCTTGCGTTCTTTCAACGCCTTTATGCTCATAATTTCCAACTCCTCTACTAACTTTTCCAGTTCGTCAAGCGAGAGGTCTGAGTATTTTTTGTATTTGGAATTTTTCATTGCAGGGTATTTAAATGGAGATTTTGGTCAATTAACCAATAACAAAACTGTGTGGTGTTCCACCTTCTTGGAAATTTCCAATGTCCGCTTCTAACCGGTCAATTTCCGCCTGGCCTTCTTGCTTCAGTGCGTCACCGTTCAGTGTGGTACCACCCTGTGGTCCTGCAATGGTGTTGAATTTGCCTCTGGCCTCACCTAGCATGATCTTAGACACAGCGAGAGTGTAGTCTCTGATCCACGGTTTTGAATAGATGTCCTTGAACAGTGTGATGTCTGGCCTGTAGTTGTCTGTGTGCATCAGTACAGTCTCATCGTCTGCCCTAGGTCTTTGTGTGATGGTTAATTTTTTAGTCGCCACGTCAAAATGGAACTGTATGAAACTACCAAACATCTTGCCAACAAGTTCCTGGTACGATGCGAAAGCGTAGTAGGTTGCCAGACCACCTGTGGCACCTGCTCTCAGGAGATACGTATTCGTGTATGCAAGGTTGAATGGTTCGAACAATGTTCCACCTTCACCACCTTCGGTCCTTGATCCCACTGTCCTCCTGTTAAGATTCCTCACATTGATAATCTCATCTGGTAAGATATAGGTGTTTTGATTCTTCTTCAATTCAAGGAAAGCATATGATTCTTCAACAGCATTCGAAGATCTCTGTCTGAATTTGTTCACAGCTCTTTCCAGTGCCGTTTGGTAGTGTTTTGGGTCTAATTCCACGTCAATCATCCCGTCGCCGAGATTGTTCTTGACGTAATCGAAAATTTCCTGTTGTCCTGTTTGTAGTTCTGACATACTCATATTTATAGTCATTGCCTGTGCAATAAATATGTATGATATGCCAAGATTATCCATTTTTAAGCCTGAAAAGGGCAACGACTACAAGTTCTTCGATCGCAACATCAAGGAGATGTTCACTGTGGGTGGCACAGACTTACACCTACACAAATATCTAGGACCCTACGATCAGGGAGACACAAACAAGGACGGACCTGCGAGTCCCAGCCAACCCAGGGTGACAGGAAGTGACCTAAACGAGACCACAATACAAGATTTGCTATTCCTAGAGAACAGAGACAGGAAATATTCTAGTGATGTGTACACAGTCAGAGGAATATACAATGTGCAAGATGCAGATTTCAACCTATCGCAGTTTGGTATGTTCTTACAGAACGACACACTATTCCTTACAGTGCATTTGAACGATATCGTGGAAAGGATTGGCAGGAAACCAATGAGTGGTGATGTGATAGAGTTTCCTCACATGAAGGAAGATTATTCTCTGGACGAAAGCGTGCCAATCGCACTGAAGAGATACTACGTGGTAGAAGATGTGAACAGGGCCGCGGAAGGATTCAGTCAAACATGGTGGCCACATCTGTTGAGATTGAAGATGAAAACTCTAGTAGATTCACAAGAATTCAAAGACATCATAGGTGACGCGACAACCACAGGATCGGTCGCCAGTTACATGAGCACATACAACAGGGAGAAAACCATCAACGATCAGATCGTTGCACAGGCAGAGCAGGATGCACCAAAGGCGGGATTCAACTACAAGCAATATTATGTTGCACCAATCGATGAAAGAGGTAACATCAGGACAGAAAATGTTAACACTGAAGCACAGAGAGCCAGCAGTGATAACACGGTGAATGCCACAATAGACACACCAGCAAGTTCACACTACGGATTCTACCTAGATGGAGATGGTGTGGCACCCAACGGAAATCCTGCAGGATTTGGTATCACATTCCCAACGTCTGGCGTTGACCAAGGCGATTACTTCTTGAGGACAGATTTCTTACCCAACAGATTGTTCCGTTATGACGGAGTCAGATGGGTCAAAATTGAAGACAGTGTGAGAATAACTACAACGAACAATGATTCTAGATCAAACTACAAAACAAGTTTCGTCAACAACACAACGGAATCAACAATAAACGGATTAACGGTCAAACAGAGACAGTCATTGACAGATGCACTGAAACCAAAGGCTGACAATTAAGAATGCTACACTTTTACGAAGGACAGGTTAGGAAATTTCTCACTCAATTCATTAGGATCTTGAGCAATTTCTCCGTGGAGACCGGTAAAGGCAGTGACGGTTCCGTGCAACTAAGGGCAGTGCCGGTGGTGTACGGAGATCCAACAAGACAGGTGGCGAACATAATCAGGAACAACTCAGAGAACGCACTACAGTATGCACCGAGGATTGCGGCGTATGTCAGAGAACTGAATTACGACAGGGATAGGATGCAGAATCCTTATCACATAGAGAAACAGCATTTGAGAGAAAGAGGCATAGATTCAGACGGCAACTACACCAATGAGATGGGTGCAGGCTACACAGTTGAAAAGGTGATGCCATCACCATTCAGGATGGAAGTGTCGGCGGATATTTGGACCACGAACACAGATCAGAAACTACAGATCATGGAACAGATATTGTATCTTTTTAATCCAGACTTCGAGATACAGAAAACAGACAACTACATTGATTGGACCAGTTTGAGTTACGTTGAATTGACAGGAACAACTTTCAGTTCTAGGACCATACCCGTGGGTGCAGATTCGGAGATAGATGTTGCAACACTGACGTTCTCAATGCCCATATGGCTATCACCACCAGTGAAAGTCAAGAAACTGGGTGTTGTACAAAAAATTATAATGAGCATATATGACGATGACGGCGGCATAGCCAAAGGATTGATAGACGGGGAACTTACATCTAGGAGTTACATCACACCAAATAACTTTGGATTGTTAGTTACAGGTAATCAACTAAGATTATTAGGTTCAACGGGTACAAATGTTAAATCAGGAGGAGATGGATTCCACACAGGAGCGAATGAACCAAGTAACTATGATCCATTTGAAACATTTGGTCCAGCGGTCAATTGGAAAGTTCTACTCGATCAGTATGGCAAGGTCACAAATGGCACATCACAGATAAGATTGACACAACCAAACGGAAACGAGATAGTTGGCACCATAGCGACGTCAACGCTGGATGACACTATTTTATTGTACACAATAGACGGAGACACAATACCAAGCAACTCACTGACAGCGGTCAAGAAGATCATAAATCCTGCAACCTTTGATCCAGGCACACCTGTGAATGGTGATAGGTATCTGGTGATCAATGATGTTGGAGACTCAACGGCCAGTTTCCAGAGTCAAACCTGGGGTACACTGGTGGCCAGCGTTGGTGACATCATCGAATACAACAGTTCAACATCCAAATGGAATGTGGCCTTTGACGCATCGAATCCAGATTCAACACAACACTACGTGACCAACCTAAACACGGGCATACAGTACAGGTTCAATGGCACGGAATGGGTCAAATCATACGAGGGTGTGTACACACAAGGTAATTGGAGCATAGTGCTTGACGGTGGTGCAGATCCAGGATACAACTCAAGCCTTGACGCCACGACCCCATAGTTGTTATAATATAGCATGAAAGAAAACATAGTTTGTTCGGGTGCCCTGTTCTATGCAACCAGCACCAAACGTTTCCTGTTCCTACAGAGGACTGACAAGAAAACACAAGGCATGTGGGGACTGGTTGGCGGTAAGAGCAAATTCACGGAAAGTGCATTCGAGGGACTGAAGCGTGAGATCGAGGAAGAGACGGGCAGTTTACCCAAATTCAAGAAAGTCATACCGTTGGAGATGTTCACGTCAAACGATCAGAAGTTCTTCTTCCACACATATCTCGTGGCCATAGATGCAGAATTCATTCCTAAACTAAATGAGGAACATTCAGGTTATTGCTGGACCGCGTTTGAGTGCTGGCCCAAGAATCTACACATGGGTCTGAAAAATACTTTGAATAATAAAAGTATAAAAGGCAAGTTGCAGACTATATTAGATTTAATAGTATAAGCACGGCTATCACACCATACAAGACATATATCCTATAAAGCATACAGATCTTGCATTCAAAACCTGTCAGCCAGAATCTCAGTTTCTTCTTCCAGAACCATTCTAATTGTGCAAGTGTTTGTTTATACTCCATACCTGTGCCTATATACCCCGAACGCCTGTAGGCACTGATGATCTGTGAGGTTGGTGTCCCATAGTGCTATCACGCCATAGTCGCCGTCCCAGTGGCTGTCATAGGTGGTGTTCTCGCCAAAGTGCCTGAAGTTGAAATCGTTCTCCATCTGACTGGCCGCACCACTCGAACAATCTATGTTGCCATAACTGCCCGTGTCCTGGTTGATACCTCGTTCGAACCATGTCACAAGGTTGCTGGCGGTCCTGCCAATCACACAGGTCCAAACATTGGTGTATGACCCAAAGGTATTGGCGCCGTTCACAGCGAACCAGTTGTTGCAGTTGGTAATGGTCTCCGCCCTGTCAACACCGTCCGTTCCACCGAAGTTCACGAAACCCTGGTACGCTCCAGCGGTAAAACTAGTGAAAGGCCTGCTCTCGTCCTGGTGAGTTCTCAACCATATCATGCAGGTACCTCCTGCCCTGGGTTGTGTGAAATTGTTGTCTATTGATATCATGTCGTCTGTGCCATCGCAGGTTATTATGCCACCAAATGAACTACTATATGCGGCACCGTTGACGAGATCTCCGTCATATGTAGATCCTCCCGATCCTAAATTTGAAAAGGTTGTTCCTGATCCTGAATAACAAGATGCATCGCCCCAATCCAACAGCACCTCTGGGTTGCTTAATTGACTGATTCTTTCTTGGTATCCACCTGCTGTTGCCGCCGCAATCATTCCTGGCATTATGAATGTGCTCCAACGTATGCACCGTAAAGCGTTGAACCCACGTACCATAATTCGATCGTGTTGAACCCCGAAGTGGCCAGTGTTGGTGCAACTCCGCCCGCCCACTGCATGGTTGGCCAAGTCACTGCGTAGTTACTTCCGTCATCGATCATCAGTGTCATCCTGTGACCCGATGCCCAATTGGACAGTGTGAATGTCGTTGCCTGTCCTAACGTGATGGTCTGTATTCCTCCTGTTGTGGGATCTAATGCTACCGATGCCGCCGCTGATAATGAATTTACTGTGTCT